TTAGAAGCCGAAAATTTTACCTAAAACACTGATTCCGTTTTCTACGATACCTACGATGCTTGTACCCATTTTACCCCAGTCTTTATCTTGTCCTGCTTGTACTGCTGCTGCAATTGCTTCTGCTAATTTTTGCATATTTATCTCTCCATTTCTCTATAATTTTTATGATTTAAACTAAGTTTTAAAATAAACGTTAAATTAGAAACCAAAGATTTTACTTAATTCAGTTACACCGTTTGAAACGATATCTAAGATACTTGTACCTAATTTAGTCCAGTCTTGGTTTTGACCTGCTTCAATTGCACTTTTAACTGCGTTTGCGATTTTTTCCATGATATTTATCTCCTTTGTATTGTTTATTTATATTAATAAAATGTTGTTAGTCGAACTTAGAATCCGAATAATTTACCTAGAATGCCAACACCGTTTTCTACGATACCTACAATGCTTGTACCTAATTTAGCCCAATCTTGGTTTTGGCCTGCTTGAACTGCATCTGAAATTGCTTGTACTAATTTTGACATTTAAATCGCTCCATTCTTTTAATTTTATATATTTAAATTGTTTGATTTTTAAATTTAGAAACCAAAGATTTTACTTAATTCTGTAACACCGTTTGAAACGATATCTAAGATACTTGTACCTAATTTAGTCCAGTCTTGGTTTTGACCTGCTTCAATTGCACTTTTTACTGCGTTTGCGATTTTTTCCATGATTACTATCTCCTTTATAATGTTTATTTATATTTTCAATAAATGTTATATGTGGAAACTTAGAATCCGAATAATTTACCTAAAATGCCAACACCGTTTTCTACGATACCTACAATGCTTGTACCTAATTTAGCCCAATCTTGGTTTTGGCCTGCTTGAACTGCATCTGAAATTGCTTGTACTAATTTTGACATTTAAATCGCTCCATTTCTTTTTATTTAAAGTATTTAAATCTTAATGTATGAAATTCAATAGATACATTAAGCTATTTCTTAAAACCAAAAACGATTAATTGGTAAGTTTTTGTTTACCTATCGTTTTGTTACTTATACTATATAGTGATTTATGCTATTTGCGTTCTATCTTTCTTAACTTATAAATTAGACATCAAAACTGTAGACCTTTGATTATATAAAACACACTTAGGCATTCAAATATGTTGTGCAAAATCTGACAATTCTGCAAACGTTTACAATACCTTTACATTAGCTTTATATTTCTTTAAAATTCACCTTGTTTTATAAACGCTTTAACCTACTAAGAGACCATTGCAAGTCTAGGATTCTCAATACAACCATTTATTTAAACAGACAAGTGAATATACTCTAGTCCTTTTCAACTATTTAATTAATCGTAATGTTGGTCATTGCAACTTTATTAATTTCTGTATTTCACTATTTATCATGGTACTTTTATTTAGTAATTGGATTGAGTATATGAATAATAGATGAGAATAATTTCAACACTTGTGATCTATTTATTACTTTATTCATAAATGTTTATAGTTTGTTCATAGTTGCTTATAATGCATCCTATTGGTTCTATACATTTGATTACTTCTGCGTCCATATGGCTTGAAGATATTAATTCAATTGCTCGACTTTATGTGTTATTGCACTTGCACATCGTCGATATGAGTTACAAATACACATAATTAGTGAAAAATATAAACTTTTTTTATATTAAAGCTATTGCTAAATAAGGTTTCTTTAGCTATAATAATTCTTGTGTTAAAAATTCATGTCCTGGTAGCTCAGCTGGATAGAGCAATGGCCTTCTAAGCCATCGGTCGGGGGTTCGAATCCCTCCCAGGACGCTAATAACCGAAAATTAAACACTTTTCGAAATCAAGAATCCCATAACGGCGGGGTTCTTTTTATTTTGTCTATTAATAACACACCATATAAAACTAATTTTTAGGGACTTTTTAGGGACCCGAGTCCCTAAATAAAAAACCACGCTCATAAGAACGTGGTTAGTAGAATATAGTATCGAAAAGATGTTATTGTTAGGTACATTTTAGCATGAAAATAACCGTACCAGTTAAAAAATGCTTATCCTATAATAAAATTTCAATCAATTGTTTGATGATAGTTTTTCATTTCATAACTAATGTCATAATCGTCCTTTTCGAAATTATATTTTTCTATTTTGCTTAATTCAGCTTTAATTTTAGCAGGAATAACGAATTGAATATCAGCTATATCTTCTTTAAATTTTTTATCTAATTTACCACTGTATCTAATATTATCTTCACCTATAATTGAAAATTTACTATAGTTCATGTTAATAGAAGTTAGAACACCACTAACTTCAATGTTAGTTTGTTTTATAGGAGTTATTTGATCTATAAAATCACTTAATTTTTTAAATTTGCTTTTATCTTCTTTATCGATAAAATGAGAATACTCAACATTTTGTTTCGGTTTAATTTCTAGAGAAATATTGTATTTATAAATATCTTCAACTAATTGTTTAGCTTTATTTATTGCCTTAAGATCATATAACTTATCAATATTAAGATTTTCTTCTATATTAGAAAAGTTTGATTCTTTAATATTATTAAATAATATCAAAATATTTTCTAATGTCTTTTCAGATGTATTCAATAAATCTTCTTCCCCCACTAATCTCAATCCAAAAGATGAGGGATAGACGGCTTCAACTTTTAAACTAGAATAACCTTTACTAATATTTGTGTATAGCATTTCCATTTTACCTAATATATTAGCTAGTATGTTAACATCAATTAAGTGTGAATTATTAACATCTCTTAATATCAAATCAAATTCACTACTGTCGATTCTAATATTTTCTTCTTGATTCTCTATTTTCTCATTTCTAAGGTAATCGTATTCTACTTTATAATCTTCTAAAGGCAATTCGTCATCTTTTAATTCAATTACTTTATTAAAAGATAAGCTTTGTTCTTTATTATTAATTACCAAATATTCCATTCTTTCTTCATTTATTAATTGAATTAGAAAAGATTTAATACCTATAAAATTGTTTAAAATACGATCTAACTCGATTCTAGATATTCTTGAAAAAAACCATTTGTATTCATCTATATTTATTTCATCAATCATATAATTAAGATAAAGTTCATTATTAGGAGATTTTAATATAAAAAACAGAGGCATATCATAATATTCAAAAATGTACTCATATTCAAATCTTGTAAGTTCTTCAAATTCGATGCTCATTATTTTCATCTCCTTTAAAGATTGTTAATAAATCTATATCTTTAAACACCCATAAATTTATGTGGCTCTTATTTAGATATATATCTACAACTCCACAATCTTTTGTTATTTGACCTTGGTATATACTCTTTTTTCTTAGCTTTTTAAATTTCTTTTGTTGTCTTTTACATCCCTCAATATCTTGGAATAAAGATATTGCATGGGCTTGACATTCTTGTCCAGGTGGGAAACTCAAACCTGCTTCTACATGACTCAATAAATCAGAAGAACTTACTTCTTCTCCATCAACTAATCTGTATACAGGCGCTAAATTAACAGATATTGCATTTCCAGGCGGGCATTGTTCAGGTAAATTTAATTTAAACTCCATTTCATCACCAAACTTTTTTTATATCAGTATAACCTAATATTAAGATAAAGAATATAAATTTTATAAACATTTTGTATTTTTTAAGTATACGTTTAACATAAAAAAATAGGGCAGTCACTAGGACTACCCTTGTGTAATGTCGTGGTAATTTAATTATATCATTTCCAGTCTATTTTACCCCAATATTTCTCATTTTTTATTTTTTGTTGTTTATCTGTAATTTTACAAACGGCGCAATAGAAATCTTTTTTGCTTGAACCGGGTTGAACATATCTAAATCTAACCCACCAGTATCCATCCTTCTTGATTACTTGGTCAAACGGAACGTAATCTCCATTGTATAACCATGAGCCACTTTCAACCACAGTGCCTTTAAGTCCGGGTGACTTGCGTACTTTAATTGTACTATTGGCAGTAAACTTACCAGCCCAATTCCACGTTGTTTTTATTTTAGACGGTTTGCTCTTAGGCGCATTGATTTGCCTACCATTGATAGCCTCTGCAATACGCTTAGTAAAACTATCTAGGTGTGTAGTGATATAGTCCATATCCTTTTTACTAGTTATAAAACCTAACTCGATTAATCTATAATTTAAATTGAGTTGTCCAGTAACGTTAGCATTTAATAAATCGTTTCTAGGTGTCACGCCTCTAATTTTGCCAACTGTCTTACCTAGAGCGCTAGATAACGCTTTGTCTATATCGTCTGCAGGATATCTGTCGCTTACAATGACATGTCCGCCACTTGCTTGTGGACTAGCAGCATCTAAGTGGAATTCTACAATCACATCAGGTTTCACATTCTTTTTAACCCAATATAAACCATAGTCTGAATAGTTACCTACACGTTGACCATATAAAGTATCTTGATACAAGTCTTGGTTCATTGACTTCCCACCGTATAAAACAACGTTGTGTCCTGATTTTTCAAGATACTTTTTAACTTTAGGTATGATATTTTTTCGGTTAAAATCACGCTCATTATAACCATTCGCTACTGCACCTGGGTCATTTGAATAAGCACCTTTACCATGACCTGCGACGAGTAATATTTTCTTACCTTTCTTAGCTTTCGCTTTCTTAACCGGCTTAGCTTTGCTTTTGATTTTGTTTTTAGTCGTTTCTTTAGCGTAGAACGGTCTAATAAACCACATAGGGAAGTCATAGCCATGTGTACGTCGTGTCGTTACTTCTGGTGGCGTCCAGTAAGCACCACCAACCCAATTCTGTTCCAGTACAGTTATAGAATTTAAAGTAGCCGATAAAACAATAGCAACATGACCGTAACCTTGCCCGTAATTACGGTTGAAAATAACTAAATCGCCTGGTTGTGCTTGGAAAGAAAGTGTATTCTCATATACCGTAGCTTCGCCTTTAAAATTATTCCATGTGGGTATATCTGCTGCACCTACACCTTTTAATGTATGATTGAACAGATACAACCACCATTGGTTTGCTAAATCAAAGCACTGAAATCCATAGCTTCGGTCCGGGTTGTAAGCATTACCTTCCATTGATTTTAAATACTTAATCGCATCTTTATATGTCCTTTTACTCATCATTTAATCATCTCCTAAAGGCGAACCAGTACCACCAGTCACACCAGCTTTAGATTTATTGATTTCTTTTTGCCCTTTATGTGCATGTTGAGTAAAGTTGTTATTTTTCCACCAAGCTAAAAGTGATACTACGCCAGTAATCACTGTGCTTATCGTCATTTCATCTACTGGAATGGGTGATATTTTATTCATAGCTAAAATTTGATTTATCCACGCTAATGCTAAAGCAATTGTACGTGCAATTGAACCTGCATCTGTTTTCATCTTTGTTTCACTCCTTATTCAAATTAAAAAGCCGACACATAAGTGCCGACTTAGTTTAAATACTCTTTTACCGCATATTCAATCGCTTGTGCGTATTCATACATCACAGCACACCAACGATATCTGTCTTCTCTTACTTTTTTACTAAAATCATTATTACTAAAGAATAATTTACGTTGTTTGGTTGATAACTCTAATTGAACACCTAAACCTGTTTTAGTCTTATTCGTGATGTTGTTAGGTTTAGCACCACCTAATTTAGTTGGTGCGTCTTGTACATCAAAACCACGATTAATTAGGTTACGTTTGATAAGTGCTTTTAGTTCTTCGTTGCTACCGCCAATCAATGTTCGAGCATATTCGTTATCAGCGTAACCATGAACAGAAATTGAGTAGTCAATATTTCTCATTAAGTTAAGTAGTTCTGGGTTATCATAACGAGTAGATGTAACATGCAGTTTTACATTGTCACTAGGTAACTTACCTTTAAACGTGAAGTAGTTACAATCTAACTTTTGAGAAATAAGTAACGCGAGTTCGGATGAGCCAGCTTCAATACCACCGCCATGTGGCGCAAAACTAAGAATATTGCTTTTGTTTGTGTTCATCTCGATTGACCAATCATTTTCTTTACCTTGTAATTCAATCATTGAACTGTATAAATCTGTCATATTAAACAATAAACCTCCAAAGTAAAAAGGCTAGCCGTATCTAACCTTTGATTTAAACACTATAAACTTTGTTTGCATCTTTAACTTTTACAAGTTCGTAAATCCCTCTAAATACATCAATATCTCCGGCTTTACGAGGCGTTGCATTGTAATATTGTGGATATAATTTTTGTAAGTACTTGTTACGATGTTCAACCCACAAGCGATAGACAGGTAAAGCAGTTTCTAAAATGGTCATTTGATAAACGTAATCTTTGCCAACTGGATCATTAGATAATCCACGATAAATTTTTGCATTATCAAGATTGAAATCTGATGAGGTGCCATAATTTGTTGATTTATTTACTTGTTCTTTGTCATCAACTACAACTGAACTAAACCAATTAGCGTCGAATGGCATTTGGAAAACATAACCACTTGTAACTTCGCTCTCTTTTAACCATTTAAAACGAATATCGTTATAAACTTTACCATCTTTAAATGTAACGATAAATGTACATTCCATTCGAGCATCTGTATCTTCTGGTAAACGATGTTCAACTTTTTGAATAAGCTGAGCCTCGTTAAAATATAAACCTTTACGTGCAGTTGTTAATGGTATATCTTGCCCGTCAACGATTAATTCACGTACATAATTTGAACCCTGGAATGATGTTTTTACGTTACTGTGCATTGGAAAGAAGTTAGAAGTACCTTTTGCTACTGCATCTCTTACATTGATAGCATATTCTTTGTTGCTTAATGCATAACCGGGTGTGATTAATCGTTTATAAGTTTTATCAGTAACTTCTCTAACGATAGTAAATGTATTAAATGTATTATTATATTTACCTGTTCTTAACCAGCCACGAGCACCAGTAACAGGGTGTTCAGGATCTTGACCAATATATTCTAATGTCAATGTATGTTCTTTATTTTCTAGTTGGTCACTTATCAATGTCGAAATTACTTCACCTGTTCCATATGTGCTAATATTTTTAATAAAATGACCATCAACGCTTACTTTCCACATTCCACCCACATTACTAGTTAATGTAGTTACCGAAATAGAGTAACCAGTGAATTTATGTTCTACTGTTGTTCCAATTTCAGAAGCGTAAGGGTTATCACTTCCTTGATAATAATTCATACTGCCAACTGTTACAGTAGTAAAATCTTCGTTTTTAGTTTCTATACTTTTAACTTCATCTAATTTATAAACAAAGTTTTCCATAGCTTTCATAAATTCATCTGATGTATCTTTGAAGTAGCGAATACCATTGAACTCGTTTTTAGCAATCGGCTGAAAAACAGTTAAGTCAAAATTACCATCAATATTTAGATAGTTGGGTAGAGTGTTTATGGGGGGCTTTAATTCATTTTTTTGTTCTTCTGTTAAATTATCAAACTTAATGACACCTTCGTCGCCTTTGGGGCCTCTAAAAAGTTCCGAATTCGCTTTTAAATAGTCTTTCAAACTACCTTCTAAGTTTCTTTTGTAGTTTTCATCAAGTAACTTTTGAGCATCTTTAGATAATACTCTTGCTACTGCATCATCTACAATAGTAGTGTTTACTATTCTTCCAACTCTTGAAGTTAAGCCGGTGTCATCAATGTAAAAATAGAAAGTTGCTACTTCTACACCTTCAATTGCAGGGTCATCGCTTTCTAAATAAACACTAGCATCCATTTTGCCTGCTTGTGCTACAACATCAGATGGTAGTTCGTATTGAACTACACCACTTTCAGCATCAATAATCTTTAATGGTTCATGTGTAAAAATCGAACCGTTCTCTGATATTAAATCTATATACGGTTTAAAACTTATTTTACTTAAATCAAAGGGATCATAAAACACTTCATTCCCGTAATTAATTTTATTCTTCAAAAATATTCTAAACGATGCAGTGTTTATATCTTTTGTATATAAAACTACTTCAACATTACCCAAATCAACACCCTTTTCATTAACAATAGCTTCTAAGTCTTTGTTCTTATATATCATTGAGCCACCTCTTTCAACAAATTAGGACTACATGCTGTCAGCACATAGTCCTGTAAATTAAGATTTATATCTATCTCGTATGAAATATTCGCCTTTCATACCGATTTGTGAATATAAGTTATAAATAGTGTTCGCTTGATGCTTACACCAGTTAATATCCGTTGCGTATTGATGATTACCTGGTGATTGTGGGTTCCAACGCATACGATAAAGTGTTTGTTGGCCGTTATTGATATAACCTCGTCTGACAAACTTAGCACCACCGATAATAGCTTTAGCTGGTGTAGTCCAACCGTAACTTTTCGCTAATGTCATAGCGTAGTTAGGATTATAATCATATGCACCAATACCAAAGTAGTTATAAGCGCCATAGCGTCCGCTTGCAAAATTTGAAGTACCATACCCGCTTTCTAAAAATGCATGTGAGATAAGGTAAATTTCGTTAATATTGTATTTTTTACAACCGTCTGCAAAGGCTTGTCCTTGTCCGGATAATGTTCCTTTGCCTCTTAAGATTTTATTTAACTTACTAACTGGAATACCTTGATATTTACCTAAATTAAGCATTTGATAACGCATTTTACTGTTATTCCATATTTTTGCATTATTCATAGCTGCCGATGTAGCACTTCGACTAGCATTGTACCAACCACTACCATAGTTAACTTGTGGCGCTTTAGCCATTTGAATGTTAAGCGCATTATTGTAGGTGTATTTACTATAAACGACTGTAACAGTAGGCGTTTTCTTAACTGACGTTTTTCTTGGTTTAGTCGTTGATGTTTTATTATCACTACTTGAAGTAGTTTCATCATCTTTTGACACTTCGACTTTAATCTTACGTTTAGTTATTTTATCTGACGGAATATCATTGAGTAATTTTTTTCTATTTTGATATAGATTGATTAATGCCTCTATTGTCTTATCTTCAACTTTTTTACTTGGCTGACCTTTAGTTACTGTGTTCCAAGCGCCATGTTCTAAAATAGTGCGCCAATATTCGCTTTCAATTATGAACGATGATTGTTTCATTGGAATGCTATGAAACTTCATGCGACCAATTAGATAAATCATTGCATGTATTTCGTTTAAAATGAAATCATTTTTACTATCTGAGTAGTCGCCACAAACTTCAATAACTAGACAATCTGGTGCGCTTGGTACTTCGATTTGCTCATATCTTGGTTGCCAAATGTAATTTCTATCAATGTAGTAATGTGGTAATTCAGATGTTCTAATGTATTTGCGTCTAGTTGTATATAAATCAAGTACACTACACATTGTTCCAGCGTCACGTATTAACACTTTTTTAGGGGAACGACCTCTGTCTTTACCTTTTGCTATTCTGTGAGGAATAAATGCAGGAAAGTTTGTTTCTACATCATCTACCGTAAACTTAACTTCTTTAACTTCTTTGACTACCGTTTTTGTTTCTTTTTCTTCTGGTTTAGTAGTTGGTGTAGTTGTGTTCGTATCTTTAGGTTTATCTGGCTCTGTCGGTTTTGGAGTAGGTTTCTTAGGCTCTGATTTATATGGAGGTCTGACGAAATAAAGACTTCCGCCTCTACCACTATAATCATGGTTTACATATGCAGCGACTGAACCTCTGTATTGGTTTGCTCCATACCAGTTTTGATCAACGCAACGAAAATGTTTTTTATCACTTGGACCAACAACAATTGCAGTATGTCCTGCCCATCCATAAGTCCAAACAGCTACGTCACCCGGTTTTGGAACGAACGAAGGTGTATTTGCGTATATTTTCCATGACGTATTTGGATAGTTGCTACGTCTTGCCATAGCGTTTGCGTTACCCCATGTTCTAAAGCCCCAATATCGTTCAAAAATATAGTTAGGTAAGTCCCAACATTGATAACCATATCTTCCATCTATATTGACACCACGCCGATTATTAGCCATCCATTTCGCCCAACTTGCTACTTGCGAAGCAGTCGGCTTACCACTTGAAGGTAAAATTGCCATTTATCCACCTTCTTTTTTGCATAATAAAAAGCCGATACACGCATGTATCGACTTAAAACATATATTGTGCTAATCCAATTGCACCGCCGATGATACCACCAACTGTCGTTATTAAAGCAACTGATATTTGCACACTATTTTTTTGTTTTTCTGAAATTGTACCTTCTAATTTTTCAATATCTTCTTCGTGAGTTTTGACTACAAACTTAATTTCCTTAATCGCATCCCACTGTTTAGAATTTGTATCATTGAGTTGTTTCATTTGTTCGTTCGTATCTTTTTGGACTTCGAAAGACTGTTTTTGATAAATGTTACCTTCGGCAATTTTCTCTTTCAATTCATTTATATGTTTCATATTCTCATCGTCGCCAGATTTTATCTTTTCTAAGATGTCCTCTCTTGAAATACGCCACTCTTCATAAGTAACGTGCTTATTTTCTGTCATAGATATCAGCACCTCCGATAAAACCAACTGCAAAACAGACTGCTGATAAGATACTGAATTGAATTGTTGAAAGCCAATTAATAGCGTTATATATACTTGCTGATGTCATAAAAAAATACAATACCGAACAACTAGTACCACCTATTAGTAGTAACCAATTGCAAGTATTATTTGTTTTTTGTCTAGGCAAAAAGAACGATGAAACTCCTAAAATAATGCTAGCAATCATAATAATTATGCCCCACACCCAAATAGGCATGATGTGATGAAGCGCTACATAAAAACCACTATCACCTAGAACTTTCTCTTGCTCTTTGGTGAAGAAAAAACCTCTCGCAAAAGTAAAAGCACTTAATCCTAAAAGTAATATAAAATTTATCACTTCATTAAAGTTGTATTTCAATGTTTAGCACCTTCTTTCATTTTACGTTGTTTCTGTACTATCTATCGAAGTGTCTACATCACTTTCTTCATCGTTGCTATCATTAGTACCAATCTCTACTTCGCTACCGATATTGAGCCAATCAGTCCAATTATTGCCTACTTGATCTAATTTTGAACGAAGGTAAATAGCGTTTGTTTCGTTAGGTGAGTAAATAACTTTTGTGTAATTACCATAAGCTAAGATTTGTAACATGCCTTCTGTGTCATTACCATCAGGCGTATGGAGTGGACCAACCGCATAAAAATATCCAGATTTATCAACGAAGTCCATTGTCGATAAGTCTGGATTATTAATTTCATATACCTCGCCATTATTATTAAATAATGCTTTATTTTGATTTAACTCGCTAATTCTATTTGTGACTGCTTGATTGATTAGTTCATTAAAATTATCTGGTAAGTTCGACGGTGCTACTTGACCTTTATCTGCTTTGTTGTTTAAAGCGTTGTTAAAATCAACCGTAGTTACATAGTTAGAAAGTGTATTATCTAAATCTGGTTTAGTAACAGCTCCCGCAGTTTCATCATTTAAATTCTTTCGAATAGTATCAGCTTCATCACGCATATTTTGGATTGCTGAATTAATGTCTTTTTGTGCCGAATCAACCAAGTTGTTCGTTCTTTTTTCAGTGTCGGTCACAATCTTTTCTAAATCTTGCTTTTGTTCACTGATAAATGAGTTAAAACTCAATTGAATACTTTCAACGTTTTCAATACCAGCAGACGCAGCAATCAATCTTTTTTCAGCTTCTTCAATTAAATCATCGATTTGACGAATATATCTTACTTTAATATCTGCACCAATTTTATTAATCAATGCATCTTTAACATAAAATCTAAACTCATTAAGAATAACAGTATCTGGTCTACCAACTGCTTTAACTCTTACTTGACCATTAACCCACGTATCAGTAGAAGCCTTCAAAAAGTCTCTATCAATAACAAATCGAATGATACCATTTAGCGAATCAATGTATTCTACTTTAGTCAAAGAAGTATGAGATCCGTTTTCTGACTGTACATATAAATCAATATCACTATTTAAACTGCTAATTTGTAAAGGGTACTTATCTTTTTTGACTTGAAAAGTAAGGACAGCAGTATTGACATCTAAGTTGTAAAAAACAATTTGTTCATCGCTTAATGGTTTTAAATAAGGTGTGTCACTAGCAACTAATTTAGCATTTTTATAAATACCGTCAATATCCATTGAACTCATAATTTAACCTCCTTATTTTTTAGTAATAATTTCATTTCTAATATCATATGCACTTTCGTAATTTGGATAAATTTGAGTGAATGTTTTTTCTTTTTGGTTACCGTAACCAGTAGATGTAAATGCTTGAAATGCATTATGCGAACCAGTAGGAATAAATTTAATGTTTTGAATAAGTTGTTTAATATGACAAACACCCGCTGAACGTTTCACTTCTACCGGACACATAATTTCTGCCGTTCGATTTACATCACTTGGCGTAACACTAGACATCTGAACTGGTGCGATTGCGTTGATAGGTATTGTATGGATACCTTTCGGAAGTTTGTGTTCAGTTTTGAATAATTGACGTTTATCAGATTTACCATTATTACTCCATGGGTTGTAATTTTGCACTACCATTGGATTTACGCCAAACGTTGTATCTCTATCAACTTCTACCGTGATAGAACCATTCATTTCAACAATACCGTTAGCAGTAATGTTAAAACGTTGTTGCGTCATTAACATACGTTGATATTTATCAGTAGCTTGCAAACTAAATGTTTGAACACCTTTATTGTTATATCTATCACTATATACAAACGTTTTAGCAAATGATTCATTCGACGTTCTACCTTGACCACTATTATTGGTTTGCATTAATCGGATAATGATATTACCTAAGAAATTAACACTACGCCACATTTCTTCTGCTCCACGAGGTTTACCAGCACGACCTTCATAAATTTCCGGTAAATAAGAAGTGATATTTTTCTTAATACCTACCCAGTTACTAAACGAACTTAATGTACTAGATCCCCATGTAACATAATCGCCGTGATTGCTCACATCTTGCATGAACTGTGTCATAAGATTATGGTCTTGATTAGAAAATCTTGGATAGAATAAGCAATAATCACTTACTTGAGAAACAATGTTGTGACAGTCGACATGAGCAGTAATATGATCTAATTTATTAACTAAAAAATACATATTTTTACTTTCTCTTTCGCTAAATGGAAACTTACCTTTATAGTTTTTACCAGTTGGATCAGTACCCTTACCAGCTCTCCAGTTATAATCAAAATTACGATTTATATCGACATTATTAACATTTTCACGTTCATCATTTGCGAAACCCCAAGGGTTAACAATAGGCACACATACAATTCGTACGTTTTTACGAATATATGCTAAATGTGGATCAGTATGCCATTTATTTACAACTAGGTCTAAGAAACGACTATTAGCATAAAATGCACTGTATTCATTACCATGAATGCAACTTGTTAATAAAAGTGTTTTGCTATAATGTTGTGGTTCGAATGTGTAGTAATAAACATCGTATTCTCCCGATTGGTCTTTAGCTATATAAGTTTTGTGACAATACTCATTGTCTACAAATTTATCGTAAAAGACCTTTAGATTTTCTGTTGGCTCATTGTGTAATGGAGTTTCGTTTTCACCACGCATAGCACCTTTAATATATGGTGGAGTCCATAAATATGAGCTATCAGCTGCAATATTCAACTCTTTATCTAGGTCATTTTTGATTGAGTTGAAGTCACGCCCCAATCTATCACCTAATGTTTTTGATACTTTACCATCTACGCTTGCTCTAGCGTCGATAATTTCTTGTTGGTCGTTAGCTAGCGTAGGTACTAAAAATGCTCTCATTCTAGCATCTAGCCAGTTTATAGAGTTTTTTACACTTCTTGTTGAACCGTCAGCAAATGTATGTTTGATTTGATGTGATTGGTGCGCTTCGTTATCAACAAAATTATGTCGATGTAACTCATCTTCAACGTAAGTGACCATGTCACGGAAAGCGATGAAGTTAAGTTCTAACTCTCTTACGTGTCTAGCACCAAATATTGTTTCAAGACTTGTATAAATCGTCTTACGCATTATCGCTGACCTCCTTAATTTTTAGATTTCCATTTTCATCAATGTATAATTCTTTATCACTTAAATCTATAACAGTGCCGTCTGTTTTTTTAGCAGTCAGTTTGGCCGATGCGTCGATAGAATCTAGTTTTTTCTTATCTTCTGGTGACATCAAACCAGCTTTATCAGTAGAAGCATTACCTTCGTTTCTCATCTCTATTGTTGTAGCTAAGACACTTGATGTTTTTGCACTTGTTGAGCGGTAATCTCTAACAAATGCGCCACCACCTAAGCCACCAATAGTATTAGCTGCAACATTGATACGATTCATATACCTGTCATAACGTCTGTACTCGCCTAATACTACTTCTTGCTTAACGATTTCGTTGTTTATATCTCGTTTTGTCTTAACTTCAACAATGCGTACTATTTCATTTAGTCCTAATACAGAATGGCGTATCTTTACCAAGTCGCCAACTCTTGGATTAGCATTTGGATAGTATTTTTTTAAGACGATAAAGTCTAAGCTAATCGAACGTTTGACTGAGTCATCTATAACCTTTTGTAACTTAGCCTTCATCAATTCTTCATCTTTAATACGACCATCTTTGATAGGTTCTGCTTCATATTTTCCAATGTCTTTCATATCCGGATGTTCAAATTTCATAATCAAACCAGCACCAGTAATACCCTGTTCATCTGTATAATCGCCATAACCGACACAGTATGTCGCCATATCGCCAGTATCTTCTTCGACTTTGATATTATTTGCGTTGATTTCATCGTCTATAATGTAATCGACTTCTTTTTGATTGCAAGGCGTAAATACAAATGTGTATTTTTTGGTTTTCTTATTAAAATCAATATAGAACTCTAAATCCCAATGCGACATCGCTTTTTTGATAAGTTCTTCAACAGTTTCACCTTCTCCAGCATTTTCAAAGTCTGATGAAGGCAATTTATCTTCTGTCACTTTATAATCTAAATCGGTAGGTTCAAATGCTATATCCAAGAACTTTTTGATAGTAAAGCTACCGTTTATTGGAGCGTATATCCTACGTCTTTTTATCGTATCTATCGGCTTATAACGACAAGAAACCGTCACACGTTGTTTAGTACCATGTGCTTGACGGTCAATTAAAAAAGCTAAGTATTCTTTTTCGTCGTCCGGTCCTTCTACTCTAGACACACTCCATCGCTTATCTATTGCTCTTACTACTTCATAATTGTAAGCATCTTCTAGTAACTCAAACTGTAATACTGCCTCTGAACTGTTTTTGTCAGTCCAATTTGTAGTGGTATTGACAAACTTGCCACGACCACGCTTTGGACTTATTAATATTGGCAATTTGTAACACCTACTTGTAATAAAATTTCATATCGAACTTAACCGACTTTACTTGTTGATTAAATTCAAATTCATTCCAACCGTGACGAAACTTCGGTTGTGATCCAGATACTTCGTAACTTAACGGCGTACCATTTTTGAAAGTTTGTACACCGTCGTATTCAATCTTGTCACCTTTTTTCATCTTAACGTTACGAATAGTCATAACATCTGAATGAGTCATAGTGAACACAAAGTTTTCTGTATCTTCCCCTAAGATGATTGTTACTTTTTTATACATATTGAATTGGTCGTTATCTGCTGTGCCATGATAATAAATGGCGTTATTCCAAATGTTAGTAAACGAGTAGATACGTGAACCATCTTGTTCGTCGAAAGGAATAAGCATATCATTCGACCATAATTCTTTATCTGGTCTTTTTTCTAAGTCAAGAGACGTACCAATACTTTCAGCGAATGGAAGTTCAGTTGTTTCAAATACTAATTCAAAACTAATCTTCTTACCGTTTTCTTCTGGCACAATAACATCAGCATTTTTAACTTTATAACGTTTACCATTTACATAATAATTATCATTAAATTCTTCATGATCTAGTACGAGATTGTTATACTCGCTTATTTCTTGATAATCATCTTCTAATGGCTCAATAAAGCGATAATTTAAAGGGACGCTTCTTCTTAACTCTCTAATCCATACTTCTTCAGTGGAATTGGTTAAGTTATAGAACTCGTCCCTTAATCTTGCGTTATCATTTAATTTTGTAGAATTTACATGACACTTAACGTTTATCTTACGTTTACGATACTGACTACTTAAAAGAATACGACCACTCGTATTCTCTTTTGTTTCGTAGTTATCTTCAATTTCCATACTTTCGATAATTACATCGTCGACGACAAAACCAAAGTCGCCCAATGTATATTGTTGTCCGTTTTGTTTTTTAATTTCTAAATCCATTGAACGACCTCCTAGAATGTAAATGTAGCGTCACGATTAGCGTTTTGTTCATTGACGATAGTTGTTAATGCGTCGTTATTAACGCCCATTTCAATACGTACTACACGTTGCGACGGATTTGTTTTGATGTTGTGTGTATGTTGCACCTGAGCGTTCATATTAGCGTTTACTTTCTTCATGTTACTTGTAATATCTGGAATTGCTAAGTTGCTGTTAAATGCGTCTGTGATTGAGTTAGCCATGCTACCCATACCAGATACAACGTTTTTACCTTCTTTATTAATTCCGATGCCTAAACCTTCCATAGTCCATACACCGTATTGTTTGAATAATTTTGAAGGTGAACCGATATGCAACGCGCTTTTAGCAGCATTAACTGCACCCATTACTACATTTTTTGCAGCAGATGCAACTTGTCCTGCCATTGCTTTAATACCGTTAATAAGTCCCATGATTAAATCACGACCAACAGAAACCATATGACCGATAAAACTACGTGCAGCACTTACTGCATTTGATACACCTGACGTTACTGAACTAACCACATTAGACATTCCTGAAATGACAGAATTTACAATTCCGGACATCGCCGAGCCAACTGCGCTAAGCATGTTAGAAAAACCACTCGATACAAAGCTAACTGCTCTTGATACCGCGTTAGTAATAAAACTAACGATTGATGACCAAATGCTTGAAATCAAGCTAGAAATGGCACTCATGATTGATGAAGTGACACTCATTAGCGACGACCAACCACTTGATACGAACGAAATGATGCTTGATACAATCGAAGTGATAATATTAACAATAGCTGACCAAATAGCGCTTATGAATGCAGAAATTGCAGACATGATTGCGCTTGTTACTGATAAAAGTAAACTCCAACCAGCTTGAACGAAACTTACTATACTTTGAACCACTGTTGTAATCACAGTAACTAACGTAGTCCAAATTGTTTGAGCAACTGTAACAAGCAACGTCCAGAAAGTTTGAGCTACTGTAACAATGGTTTGCCATATAGTTGATAAGAACACACCTAATGTTTGGACTACCGTAACGATTGTAGTAACAATCATTTGCCAAATTGTGGAAGCCACTGTGACTAAAGTCGTCCAAATCGTTTGAGCGGTAGTGACAATAGAAGTCCATAAATTCATTAGGAATACACCTAATTGAACGACCACTGTTAATACTGCGCTAACGATTGCTTGCCAAATTTGACTAGCCAAACTGATTAATGGTTCAAATATTTGAGAAAAGCCATTCACAATATTTTGCCATGTTTGTTGTAAATAATCTCCTAGGATTTGCCAAATATTTTTAGCCATATCTACAATGGCTTGCCAAATATCTGCGCCGACTTTTGATATAGTTTCCCATGCACCAGACCAATCACCAGATAAGATTTGAAGTAACGCAGTAATTGTGCCAAGAATAACTTCCATTGCTATTTTAACTACCGCTTTAATTATTTCCCATGCCACTTTAATGACGCTAACTATCGTATTAAACGCTTGAGATACGATAGGTGTTAGTAATTTAACTGCTGTTTCAACAACTTTTACTATAATATCCCATGTGTTTTTAAATAAAGGAACTAATGGCGCTAAGATTGATTGCGCTTCATTCCATAAGTCTTGTAAGAAACCGATAACCGCATGAATAGCATCTCCAACTGCACTAGAAATCGCATTCCATGCGTCTGTAACTGCATTTCGCAATACAGAAGAAGATTTCCACAATGCAACAAATACAGCGATTACTGCTACTACTGCTGCTATTACTATGCCTACCGGACCAGATAACGCTGCAAGTACGCCACCTAAAAATTCTATAGCGCCCATGACAACGCTAATTATTCCACTTAAACCACCGAATGTAGTAATAAGAGGGATAATTACTTGAGTTACAAAAATGAACGCTGGTGCTAATGCCATTAATATTCCAGCTAACGTTGCTACGATTCCTACAATCATACCAATAATCGGACTAGCTTCTGTTAGTTTCCCTATAAACTTGGTAATAGCTAACGCTACATCTAAAACTACTGATGCTAATGGAGCCATAGCTACACCGACATTAATAAGAATATTGATGATATTACCTAATAATTGGATAAGTTTAGGTCCGTTCTCTTGAACGTATTCAATGAACTTTTTAAATCCGTCACTCTCTGCAATCGTTGCACTCCATTGTTCAAATTGCTTAGCCATATCTGCTAAACCTTGTAATACTAAATGAGTGTTAGGAGCAAATGCTTTCATTAAGTTGAATATACCTCTAAATGTTGAACCGAATATCTGACCTATCAATGGCAAATTCTGTTTAGTATATTCAATGAATGACTTAATCGCATTTTGTCCTTCAACTGACTGCGCCCACTCATTAAATGCTTGTCCCATTTTCTTAAAGCCTTGCGATACCCACTCAGCTAATGGAGCAATTTGTGTAAGTACACTAACTAAACCACTACCAAATGAGCCAGCAGCATCTAACATATTGTTAAATATTCTTACGCCAGTTGTACCCATCATTTCAAAGAACTTTTGTGCTACTTGTGAATTTTTAGCCCAATCAAGCATTTTAGCACTTGCTTGTTCCATTCCTTTAGATACGCCATTGATAAATGGTGTAAGACCGGCTAAAGCAACTTTAGCAGTATCAATCGCATTTGCTAATGTATTAAAGATTTGTGCTTGATTTTGTTTAATAAGGTCTGCCCATGCACCTTTTAAACTTTCTAATGAAGCCTCGTAACGTTCAGTTTCTCTAGTTGCTTCTAATGTACCGTCTGATAACATTTTTAAAGCACTGATGCCCATAGCACCAAATGCTACTGCACCTGCGCCAGCTACACCAAATGCACCAGCTACACCTAGCGCACCACCGGCAACTACGCCTAATGCATTCAATACCGCCATTAGTGCCGGTACTACACTTGCGATTGCTGGAACGAGTAACGAAATGTTAGAAAGTAACGAACCTTTAATCATGTTCCCAAACACTGTTCCAAATGATCTAATATCATTTGCTAAGCTATCTAATGAATTACTGTAATCTTCTAAACCTTTGTGTAGTTGTTTAAAGAAAGCCATTGCTGAATTTCCATCTACATCAAGCCGAGTACGATGTCGGTTAGGGATAGAACGTAGCATAGCTTTAAACGCTTTTATGTGAGCAATAGCACCTGCGCTATCAACTTCAAGATTAGCTTTAGCTTTTTGATGAGCGAAGTCATTTAGCTGTTTCTTAGCCATTTTAATATGTTCTCTTGCTCTAGTTGCATCTGCATCTAATGTTGCTGAATACTTGCTACCGTCGATACTATCTAGGTTATGTTGCAATTCAGAAATATGCGTAATAGCTTTTCTAATGTTTACATCAGCGTCTGCTTCTGCATTTGAATTATCATACATATCTAAATAATTCTGTATTTTCTTAATATTTGCAGTAGCTTTAGATACATCGGCATCTAACTCTGCATCACCACGATAAGCATCGAATTTTTCAACCAACGACTTAGCCTGTGCGACTTTTTCTCTAACATCAGAAATATCTGCGTCAAGTTCTGCATCTGCATGAGTATTATCAAAGCCTTTTACGGCATCTCTTGCTGCTTTGACTGCTTTCATTACGCCTGATGAGTCGCCATCTAATTTAGTATCTTTGATTGATTCCTGTGTTTTCTTAAAGTTTTGAGCCACTTTCTTAGCTGATTGGATAGCACTTTTAAATTTACGTGTGTTCGCCTCAATCTGCGCTTTAATACTATAATTCGCCTCTGCCACGTTATCACTCCTTTCTTAAAGAATTGTTATGACTTGCAATCAATTTAAGTAAATCAGATGGTGCATTAACTTCTTGTTTAGAGTCTGAGCCGAATTTAAGAGGCTCCCCTCTATTAAGACGCTTAACGTTTTCCTCATAGTCCATGATGTCGTTAGCACTTCTAAAACGATACTCAGTTTCTCCTTTTTTGCCACCACGTTTCTTTTGTTCAGCCTGAGCGTCACGTATAGCAAAGGCAAGTTTGTACATATCCATATCTTTATCAAGTTGTTCATACTCGAGTGCATACATACGATAGTTAAACTCTCTAAGCGTCATCATTTCTATTCGTTGCAAGTCGTATATCTTCAATTTACTCATACAAACGACAACAACTCTATCAAACGTTAATATGTCGTCGTCTACTTGCTTTTCTTCTTGTCTTGTTTGTACTCGTCTGGCACTAGGTTTTGGGTTAAAGGTCTCTTTCCCAATTCTTCGATGATTTGTTCACTAAAAGTATCAATACCTTCGTTTTCTGCGATATCTTCTAAAACTGTTTCTAATTCTTCATCAGTTTGTGGTTTCTTTTTATGATGAGCAGTTGCTGATTTAATCACTTTAGATAATGCAACAATATTTCCGTTTTGTAGGTTAGGTACTAACATGTTTAAACCCTGACCGATTGTCATTTGTTCTACTTCTAATCCTAATTCTTTATCAATTTTGTTTAAAAAACCTAACCCGAATGATAATTCTAATTCTTTATCTTTAAAATTAATGTGCATAAATTAAATACCTCACTTATTTTTTTATTTGCGCAAATAAAAAAGAGGGGATATTCCCCTCATGTTTATACAGTTTCAGCTTCTGTTGGTTGTGGAATGCTTTCAGCCAAACCGTCGTCTGCTGGATCAGCTGCAATAGTATCGTGGAAGCCATAAGCAGCTTTGTTTGCTTCGATTGCTTGCGGTAATGTAGCATAACCACGTTGTTTTTTAAGATAAACGCCAAATTCTGTTTCGAATTCAGCAATACCGTCTGCTTCATTAGTACGAGTGATACTATTCCAGTAACCTTGTCTATATTCAGCTTTGTACTTACCTTCGCTATTTTGAACACGCTTATTGATTACCCATAATTCATATGGCGTATCATCTTCTGTTGCGTCTTCGATTTCATCGCATAACGTGTCTTTTTGGTCCATGTAGCAATTGATTGTTACAGTAGATTCTAATGTACCACCAGAGTTTACAGAACCATCAAATGTAGCTTCTGTATCTCTGTCTTTTTCAGTTTCACGTTCTAATTCAGTAACTAACATTACTTTGTTAGCGTCTTTTCTGTCGCCGACTTTACGAATTAAAACTAATTCATCAGTACCTTGTTTTGTTGGCATAGGTTGAATACCTCCTAAATTTTTGTATAAAAAAAGCAAGCCTATTTAATGGCTTGCGTACTCTGCGTTTATAGTTGTATGTGATAACACTTGGTTAGTGTCTTGTTCTGTACTTTCATTCACACTGATTTGAGGTAGTGTCAATGTATATCCGTCTAGTTGTATCTCATCTAGTAGGATAGATTGTACTTGAATATATAACTCATCATTCTTACCTTTATCGTCATCTAAGCACCAGATGTGAATTGTAGCAGTGGGCGTACCACTGTAACTGTCAAAAGTTAAACGACTAATTTCATCTCTGATGTTTTGAATGGCGATAAACGGATAGGATAGCTCTTGATTAAGCTCACTGGTGCGAATGATAGGTACGTCCAATTCACTGAACTTTGTGTACAAATAATTTAATAGTTGTAGGTTCACTGATTGTTTCATCGCATACCTCCTAACCGTTAATTAATCTTTCGAGGTCTGCTCTGACTTTTTTAGTGAACTTTTGGTAGACTGGGAACATGAACGTTTCTGGCTCCATGTATCTGGTCCCGAATTCTATAAAACCGCTATAACCAGCTTTAGAGGTGATACCATACTTGAGATGTCCTTCTTTAGCATCTTCAACCATTCTCGCTAAGTTACCAGTCCAATAACCTTTGTTCATTACTTCTTTAGCAGTTTTAACTGTGTCTGTACTAAATTCAATCGCATTGTTTTGCAGCACTTCATCCACATCATCATCAATATCATTGTGCATTCGGTCAAAATCTCTGATTAAGTCGTCTAAATCTCCACCACCGAAACGCATTACTTAACCTCCTCGATATAAAACACTGTATCGTGTTCATAATCAATTCTTTTAGTTATCTGATATTTAGTATCATTAATATAAGCATGCGTCACAGTAGGCTCAAAATGACCGTTTAAACGTATGACATTGATGTCTTTATTGATGTCTCCGTATTGCACCACTGTTTTTTGTGGACTTAGCGGACTGATATTACATGGTATTGCATCGTAGCGCTTTTCGTATGTTTCAGTTTTGCTTGTTTTAGGGTTGTACTGTCCTTTCGTCTCTTTAGCAAACACGACTCTCTTGTTATATCTCAATAGAAAATACCTGCCCCACGTTTATCTGAGTTTCGTGGCGTATATTGATCTATTACATCCATATATTCGTCAAAGTCGTTTGCTTGAAACGTATTAGAACGCCCATCTACACTTTCCTGCGTCATACCTTCTGCGCCAACACGATTAAAGCGCTTGACCGCTACTTCTTCTACGATGTATTCCAATCTATCTGGAACTTCATCAATACCGATAGGAAGTAAACTAATCAAACGCTTTTCAGTGTTATCAATTATTCTTTTTAGTAGGTCATCTTGTACATTGTCATTAATTGAGAGTAATAGCTTAACATTCTCTAATGTAGCCATACTATCCCTCCAATGTGTCTAAGATGTCTGCTTTTGTATCTTTTTCAGATACTTCAATACCATGTTTATGTGCAATTTCAATTAATTCTGCTTTTGTATTTTTACTATCAACAACTAACTTAATATATTGTTGATTGTATTTGTTATCGGCATGTAGTAATTGAGTAATACGCTCATCTGTAATATCAGTAGGGTAAATATCGCCCATTTCATATGGCTTGTTATCTTCTGCATCTACAAATGGTCGTACTACTTCGTATGAATAAGCCATGTGTCAGACCTCCTTAGATTAATTAGACAGTTTCAGGTTTTGGAGTAACTGTTTCAGGTTTAGTAGAAACACCTTCAAATTTCGCAAATGCTTTATCATCTGCAATGTGAACAGCTACATGCATTGTTGCACGTAATGCTAACATATCACGTTCGAATAAGTTAATAGGCTCACCGTTACCGTCTTTAATAGTTGATAATTGAGAACTATCATCGATTTTGTATTCAATACGTTGTGGAATACCATAGAATAATTGATTAAAGTCACCTGTATAAATGACGTTTTCTTTGTAATCTGGTGATTTTAAGTTCACAACAGGTAAACCATCTAAAGTATCAATAGCATTTCTACCTTTTCCTTTTTCGAACAATCTTTCATTAGAAACTGAGTCAACAATGCTAGATAACGCTCTTCTATTTGTTCGTTTAGAAATAAATGCGTTTGGATCGTAATCATTGTTTTCGATTAATGCCTCTAAATCTAATAAATTATCTTCATTGTATTCACCGTTAATCACATTACCAGCAGTTTGAACTGATTGTTCAATAGATTTGTTGAATGGATTATCTCCAACATTTAAAATTCCAGCTTCGTCAAACTTACGAGCAAATGCTTCTGCAATCATAGGTTTCATGGCTTCAAAGAAATCTGAGTAAGTGTAATTCAAGAATTCTTTTGTAACTGGTAAAATAACACCTAATTTATAAGCTCTCATTTTAGCTTCAAGCCAAGTAGCCTTAGATGTTTCAATTTTTTGACCTTCACCAACCCAGTAAGCGCCTGGTTTATCTGCCCAAAAAACGAAATCTTTTTCTGTTCCGTCCATTTCTTGATATTTACCTAATTGCATGATTTTAGAAGTTTCCATAACTTCACGTAAAACTGGTTTAGTAAAGTTGTTTAATAATTCTCCTTCTTTGTGTTCATGCATCATAACGTTATCTGGATTAAAAGTCGCTGGTGTTACATCGTTGTTAGCAAAATGTTGTAAATTTAACTTTAACTTGTTAGTTTCATTCATTATTTAATTCCTCCATTTATTGAATAATTCTTACTTCATCGGCAATACTGCCTAAACCTTTTTCTTTTCTACTTTGATTTCGTGAAAAGCTACTACTTTGATTATTTGGTATAGATTGACGAGTAACTTCTTTAATTCCTTCTTTTACAGCTGCATCAAAATCTGATTTAATTTCATTGATAGTTGATTTAATCTCTTCATTATCTTCAATTTTGATAAGTGCTTTAGCAAAAGAAGTAGGTAACTCTTGTTCTTTTAAATCAGCAATAACGTCAGATTCCAATTCTCTAAGTGCTTGTGCTTTTTCACGTTCAGCAATCGCTTTTTCACGTTCTGATAACGCTTTTTCTTCTTTTTCTTTTTGAGTTAACTTGGCATAGCTTTCGCCTTCAGAACGTGCGTTTTCAACTGCTTCTTTTAACCTTTGTTCAAACTTCTTTTCTTGATTTGCTAATGCTTTGTTCACAGCTTTATGCTTTTGACTATCTAACTCATTTTGAGTAATCTCAAGAACTTCTTTATCTCCGCTTTTTTGTTTATCGTCTTTTTTGTCGTCAGGTTCTTGTTTTTTGTTATTATCACCTTCAGCGAAGTGCTGTAAATTTAGCTTTAATCGTTTAATTTCATTCATTTATATCGTCCTTTCAAACAGTCTTAATACGAATGATTTTACGCATAAAAAAAGCACCCATTATAGTGCAATTAAGCCCAATAAAGTGTGCTGATGTTTATGTTTATTACATTGTATTAATCCAGTTGATTACGTTATTAGCAGTTTAATGACTTACTTAGGTCATAGTTTAAATAAAATTCTTTGGTTCAAATGATTTCTTTTTATCTTGCTTAGGTTTCGTTTGTGCTTGGTTACTAGGGTTTGTATCATTCAGACGCTTCAGTTCTACATGAATGTGTTCTAAAGTGTCGGCGATACGTTCGAGTGCTTTTGTCATTTAACCACACCTCCGAAATATTTACCTTTACGTTCTTCGAAGAATTTATCGCGCCAATCTTTATCGATGTGCGGAACGACGGTACTTCTGCAGAAAGGATGTAGAGGCGGAGCATTTACGCCTGGCACCATGTCTTTTACTTTAAACGTTTTATCATTCAAACTCCTGCATGTTTTCGTTGTCTTGCTATCCATTTTTGCTACAAATTGATATTCAGATTCTGGTCCATGTTCTTCAAGCATATGACGTTTAGACGCTAACGTTTGAACTCTTGCAGTTTCTGTAAGTAATAGTCGTTTCATATTGTAAGTTGTTGCTCCTGTATCTTTACGCATGTCTTTGATGAACTCGTACGGGTGCCGTCCACGTAGTAATACATGACGTGTTGTCTTTTGGACGTGTCGTCTTACTGTCTCCATATCTGACCAAAGTCTTGTACTCCATTTATGCCCTTCAAACGGCGTGAATACGATTGTTTTAACATCATTGATAGATACTTGGAGTGTTTCTCCTAAGATACCTGCTTGTTGCTTTAATGCTCTGTAATAAGCACTCTCCATGTAGTTATACATAGATTGTTCTATCTGTGCATAAGCGTAAGTTACAATAAGTCCTAGTTGCGCTTGGAGTAATTTCTCTCTACTTACATACATTTTAGTATTGTAGGCTTTCAATTCTTGATTTGCTTTTTCACTAAAGTCTTTGTTTTCCACATATTCTTTAGCTTTTTGTGAGAATTGTTGTACATCTACTGCGTCAATTTTCTTCTTAGCTTCTATAAACGAAATACCTTCGTTAATTGCATATCTTGCGTAGAAACGATTAATCTCATTCTCAATATCAGCGTTCATTTCATCGACAATACGTTGTATTTCTTTAGCAATCTCATAATCCGATTTACTTTCTTCATCAATGATTTCTTTTGCTCTATCTTCCCAGTAGGTCATGGACTATCACTCCTTAATATTGGTTTGATTATCCATACCCTCTATGTTGTACATTCGTTCATCTGATTTTTGTAACTGAGCATCTTCTTCATTTTCGATGCGTTCCATTTCTTGTTGTGGGTTGTCAATGAACGACACGAGCGACATCAATGATTGTTGACTGATTTGTCCGCCTGCTTGTAAGTACATATCCATTTCATCTTTGACTGACTTAGGAATGTTACGAGTAAACGTGAATGTTAAGTCTTGAATAGCATCGCTATTTAACTCACGATTGATACTCATAATCTGACCGATTAATTTGTAACGTCTGCGCAAACCCTTTCGGAATAAACCTTCTTTAATTGCAGTACGTTGTTCTAGTCCAAACAACTTATATTTCATTGCTTCACCTGACTGATTGCCACCGAAGTTTTCATCAGTCATGTCTGGTGTATTTGTAAACATATGAATATTACGACTGATTCTGTCTTTATATGCTTCAACACCACTTACATCATATTCTTTATAAATGTATTTAGCGTCTACATTACCCTCTGTCGTTTTCTCGTCCATTGTTGTATATTCTGGTGGGACTAAGTGGAATACATTAGCGTCTTTTTGTAATTGCGCAGTATTGCTATCAAGTTCCATGTTTCCAATCACAAGTAACATCGCATCGTTCAAATCACTCATATAGTTAGCTGTGTCTGATTGTGCGTTGTCATATAAGTCAATGAGTGGAATAACTTTCTCAAAATCTCCACGACGCTTTTCATTATTGCTAAACTCTGTGATTGTTACCTTACCAAACGAATGTGGTTCTGACGGTCTGCGTTCTTGTAGTGATAGGTTAGTAGATTTATTAGCATAAAAGAAATTAGTTGCATTAGGTGTAATGATGTCTACATTGTAAATATCTGTGTCGTCATATTCTCTTGTTGATGTTTGCCAGTATCTTACTGCAATCAAACTATTCTGTTCAATCGTATTATCGTAAATCACAAATGTATTACGTGGATCAGATTTGTATAATCTCACCTCGTCATCTTGGTTACGAATAACATACTCATAAGCACGACCGAAGATAGACAAGTCTAATCCAATTGAACGGTTATGCGTGTCGATGTCGTTTAAGTTATGTAGTCCGTTAATCTTCTCTTGTGCATCTTCATCTTCTGACTGAACTTGTATTGCATGACCAAAACAATAACCATTGATAAAGTCTGCGATGTATGATGCGAAGTCATGTGCTGCACGATTATCTGCTAAGTGTTTCTCTCTGCGTCTACGATTACGCATGATGTTGTAGTTAAGTCCTTGATAGTAATCATCAAGCATTTGTAATCTAGGTACTTGTGCATCTAGATGATGACTAATACATTCACTGATAAAATCATAATCATCTAGTATCTCGCTTAATGTACCATCGTAACGATATGTTTCTACTGCGTCACGTCTATATATCTTATCTCGATGCTGTCGATACTCTGCATCTCTTTCGAATTCATTTACTTTTAACAAGCATTATCCCTCCTTATAAGCCCATTGATTTGATTGCGCTAATACTTTTTCTAATATTTGAACGTTTATTTGTTTGTGGCTTATAAAAACGTTCTACTGAATAGCGGAGTGCATCTATACAATGATTGTAAGTATCTACTGGCTCATTCAGATATTCGTCTGTATTTTTATCCTTTTGCCATGTGTAGTTATCAAATTCTTCAATAGTTTTGAAGCAACGTTCATCTATTGTTATATCGAACTGCATTAAGAATTGAAGCCCTTGAACAACTGAGCCTTTACCTTTTCTTGTAGGCTTGATGCGTTCAATGCCTAGTTTTTTAATTTCTTGAATACTTTTTTGTTCTGCACTATCGGCGGTAATTTCTTCTTTAGCGTAACCTAATTGCTTTATTGTTTTAGCAATTTCATCATTTAACATTCCAGTCTTAACATATTCTTCAATGATATATAGCTTCTTATTTTCTTTATCTATTTTTACATGAACAAAAGCACTAGGATCATTCACATATCCAAAATCAAGTCCGAAGTACGAAGGTAAATGTCTCAACTCATCTTTATTGAGTAATCGTTTTTCATACTTAGGAAATACTAATTTATCTAAAGTAGCGAATTGTCCTAACGCATATATTTTGTAATAAGCTGGATTACGTTTAGCTAATAACTCTAAGTTTTCACGAGTGATTTTATCTAAAAACTTATTATCCTTATAACTAGATTGGCGTATCATTACGCCTTCCATATCTTCGCCATGTTCAAAGAAATACTTATATACCCAATTCAATTTAGATACTGGGTTGAACATCAAGAATATCTGTTTAAAATCATGTTTACGTTCTCTTAGACGCAATGTTAGTTGTGTATAGTCATTCAATTTAAATTCTGACGCCTCCTCCATAACAATGTCTGAGATACCTTTAATTGATTTAATCTTCTCTGGGTTATCTAAACCTTTGAATAAGAATGTCGCGCCATTAGGTAGCACTACTTTATTGTCAGTCTTATTCCATTGGCACATATCCCAAATACCGTAATCAATTAAGCAACTCTTAACATCTTCAAATAAACTATCTTTGATTGTTGATTGTACTTTTCTTAACCACAACATACGTCTAGGAATAGGCCACTTCATTAATGCTTTAAGCACCACCTTTTGAATAACACCATGCGACTTACCACTTGAGCCTCCGCCATAATGTACTTCGGTGAAATTTTCGTAGTTCGTTAGTATCTCAAATATATTCTTGTTGAATACTTTTTCTGGGTGATTAAAATTAAGTTTAAGGTTCGTCATTGTAATCACCTATGTTAATTTCGATATTCTTTTGAGTAATTTCTTTCTTGTCGATATAAGCACCATGTACTTTTAAGATATGGTCTAACGAACGTTGGCGTTCTTCTACATTAGGTGTAATGGTATAAGTTACCTCTTTATCTACTTCGCCTTCTAAATGGTCATATCGTTTAGTATATGCTTTTTGCGGCTCTCCTCTTGCGATAGATGCTGATAATGCTAACGCCTCTGTAATACTCATTAAACTTTCTTCTTGCACTTCTTTGATACGTTCATTGATGTAATTCTTAATTGTAGTATTTTGTAGTAGCTTAGTTGCATTGGTATTAGCTTTATTTTTAGAATAACCAGCTTTAATATAAGCGCTTGTTGCGTTGCCACTCTTAATATATTCATCCGCAAATCTCTGTTGTTTTATGCTCAGTCCGTTCATCTCATATATCACCAACTCTCACGTTATTCACTTTGTTTATTTTTATACAACAAAAAACCTACCTGAGCGTTCTCTCAGATAGGCATCAATATTTGAAAAGTTTAGGAAGACTTTCTCACGTAACTAAATAGAAAGGAGTATGTTATGACTATTTCCGTAGCCACACGTTAATTATATAAATAATTATCGACTTTATAAAATACTGTCATTTTCGTCATTTTTGTCATTTATGTCATTTTTGTCACTGTAACAAATATATTTTTTCTGCTAAGTCATCCTTACGTGCTAAAAAGTTAGTTCTATTTAATCGAGAGTTTGGCATATCTTTTATTATTTCATCTCTGCGTCTGCCTTTTTTTAAGTGGCTTAAGAATATGAAATCGACATGACCTAATTTTTGCTGCGATTGATTAATAAACTCTACCTCTGCTAACATTTGAGCATGACGCTTACTCATTCTCTCACGACGTATAACAGCGTTCTCTACCTTACTACCGTTTTGCCCCTGTGGTTTAGGTAATGTCGCTTGTATACCATATTGTGCAATCGAATTACTATCACATTCTGGTATAACAGTAACTAGATATTTACACGTCATTTGGTAGTTATCAATCATGTTTAGTATTGCTTCTTTAGAATACATTAATCTAATGCCTCCAATTTGGGTGTTAATTCCATTACTTTTCCGCCGTACTTTTCAGCAGTTTCTTTAGCTAAACTTTCTAATTCAAAATTACTGGCACGAAATACATCTTTTGTGAGTGCTGGCATTGACTGAAATTTACGAAGGTAACAAACGTCATTTATTTTTATCACGTATCTTTTATTCACTTACGTTCCCCCTTACTCTTCATACATATCCACACTAGATATATAATAGGTACCAATACTATCCAATAAGTCATCGTTTTACACCATTCAAATCTGTCTGATCACTCTCCCTAGCATAATCACTAGGCACTTCCACATCATCTTCACTCTGCAACTTTACGATAAGTTCGTTAGTTAGATATTTGCTTAGTTCATACATTCCGATGATGAACCATATTTTTAGTATGCGTTTAATCATTACTACGCACCTCACTTTTAAAATTAATATCTTTTACAGTGATACTATTATGATCTTCTAATAAGTAATAATAACTAGATAAGAAATCTGCTATAACTATAGGATGCTTAACAGCAATCCCTTGTTGAGTATTAACTCCGGACAATTTTAAAAAATACACGTCGCTATAATTGATTACTGAACAATCACCAACAATCAAGGTGTCATCTTCTATTTCAAACTCAATGCCTTTGCTAATTAATTCTGAAGTTATTATTTTGAAATCACTCATTCCGTTCACTCACTTTCTTCTTAGCTTCTTCCTTACTCTCTGCCTCTACCAACGTCATACGTTCATTCTCTCTAGGTTGTTCTACATTTACATGCACATGACCTGTGCTATCTTTGAATCCTCTGATTAGGAATTGCATTATTCTACAACCTCTAAAATCTCATGTTTCATTCTGTATTCTTTGACAGTACCATAGCAGCGTTCTGCAATATCCATAGCACTATCTAAATAAGAAGTTTTAATAGCTTCTTCTATGTTTTTAGTGAAACTGTATACATTTCCAAATGCATTTGTTGATACGTACAAGCCACTCTTTATTTCAATAATATATTTCTTGTCATTTTGATTATCTTCCATTCCCACTCACTCCTTATCCAGCTTGTTATTCTCGAATTGTTTTCTTTTACGTTCTTCAAACTCTTTGCGTTTGTTTCTAGTTTTTTTTGCAATTCTTTTATATTCACGTTCTTCTTTGGTATTTTCTAAATACATTTTGACAATCATTCCTGCCGAACTGACTAATAATAGTAAGGCTATAATAATTAAAATTAGTTCTGTCACTTCCCCAGCACCTCTTTTACACGTTGATAAATATCATCTTTATTCTCCTGTGCTTCCGTATGCTCCTCTTTCCGACACTTCATCAAACTCTTGCACCTCCATTGGATCTGGTAGCATTACTGGTGTAACAACCAACTGTGCTAAGCGTGTGCCTGCTTTAACTACGATTGCCTCATCACCTATATTATCTGTGATAATTCCAATTTCTTTGTTATAAGTGTGGTCGATTGTACCTAATGCTACACGTAACTTAGTTTTAAGTGAATTACCTGAACGTGGTCTCACTTGTGCTTCATATCCATAAGCTAAATCAATCGCAATATGTGTTGGCACTACTTTTGTACTGTGCGCTAGAATAGTTGTATCTTCTGCGACATATAAATCTAATCCACTATCTGTTGGATTTGCTCTCGTTGGCAAGATTGCATTTTCTGATAATAATTTAATTGGTAAAATTCCCATTTATTGTTCCTCCCTGTATTTATCTACAATTTTTGTGATTTCATGTGCATAATCATCAGGCGCTACTATATAGTCAATGTTTAAAATCTCATCAAGCGCCTCTGCCTTCCTTTTCACTTCTGCCATATCATTGATGAGTTCATCTCGTTGCTTACGGAAGCTATCGCGTTCATCTTTAAGGTTATGATTTGCCATCGCTAAGGTTGATAACCTATCTTCTAAATCTTGATATTCTTCTAATGTCATTCTTACTTCTGCCATTTACTCGTCCTCCTTAAAAATCTTCGTACCAGTTGCCTACTTTAACTATATCGAGCATAGTGTTTTGTAAATTACTTAAAATTTCACCATCGATATCTATATTATTTTCAAACTCTAAATATTCTTGAGTGTTACTTCCTTCATACGTAGCTCCCCACTCTGTTCTAATGCACTGAAATTTAAAATCATAGCCTGCATATTTAACATGACATTCCAATTCATTGTTTTTGTTTTTATATATTTTAATCATCTCAAACACTCCCTGTTCCTTTTTATGTCACACTCACTAACTTTTATCGTCACTCTACTTCCTGCTACCTTAACCACAAAGCCGTTGACACCTAGCTTGCGTAATTCTTGTTGTATCTGTGTAGGTGTCTTGCCTTGTGTAGCATAGCGATAGCGTTGGTTAATTGTGTTGGATAATATCATTCCAACTCACCTACAATCGCGTCAACTACATTTACGGTCACTGCATTACCTGCTTGTTTATATAATTGTGATTTACTCACTCCGCTATTTTTAGCTTTATAAAACTGTTCATCTGTAAAGCCCTGAAGTCGCCAACATTCTAACGGTGTAAGTTTTCTAACCCTTAATTGATCAACAACAAGTAAAATAGCTGTTTTAAACCCTTCTGGTCTAGTCGTTAATGTAGGACTTAAACCGCTTTTATCAATTGTTTTATTAAAAGCATTAATTGTGTAACCATCACGTATTTCTTCCATGTTTTCTTTTATAGTTTCAACAGCTTGTTTGCCCATGCGTCCAAACTCTTCCTTAGCGAGATAACCCGATTCCGACAAATAGTAACTTTCGTCTACGTCTTTCTCTAAGATGTCAACTAGTCGTGTTGTAACATTACACGTAGTATTTATTGGCAACAAATTGGTTAATGTAATGTTCAACGAGGCCCATTTTTTCAACTCCTGCAGTTTTTTCGACATATTGATTGCTCCCTTCTTGGTTTTTCATCCAATCACCTCAAATATATTCGAATATGTTTTGTTGCCCGTAACTGATATTGTTTTCGTCTTTCTTTCTTCCAACGATATAAATTCTTTCTCTGTTTTGTGGCACTCCATAGCATTTAGAATTAAAAACATCAAAATCTAGTTCATAACCTATTTCATCAAATGCTAACAACATTGTTCGAATTGTATTTCCTTTATCGTGACTAATAAGACCTTTTACGTTTTCAAAGATGAAATATTTAGGTTCAACATTCTTGACTGCATTAACATAGCTAAAGAACACTGTCCCTCGAGTATCTTCAAAACCTTTTCTTTTGCCTGCAATAGAGAATGATTGGCAAGGTGTTCCACCCACGATAATGTCGCACTTACCTTTAAACTGTTGCCAATATTCATCACTAACTTGCGTAATATCCCCTATATCTATTTCATTCTCTGTATCGTAAATTGCTTTATAACTTTGTTTTGCGAACTTATCTATTTCTGCGAATGCTACGCAGTTATGACCGTGTTTCTCTAATGCAGAACGGAAGCCTCCAATACCACTACATATGTCTATAAACTTCATGCGTCCTCCCACTTCTCAAATGCACGATTTAAGTACCAACGTGCTTTATCTAAATCTTCTTTGCCGTTTTTATGATTAGCACGACTGATATATTTGATTGCATTACCGATACTGAATGCTAATTCTGGTTTGTAATCTTTCGTTACTTGTTCAATAAAATCTATGACTTCGATGTCACCGTATGTGTATTGTTTTGGCTTATCCACCATGTCTACTTTTTTATTACTAATAATTGTCATTTTCATCTACACCTTTACTATGTCGTATCTATCATCGATCTTTACTAACTCACTACCAACACGCACCATAAGGTAAGGTTCGCCATTAAAGTTATAATTCAACTCTTCCACAACAGCCGGGAATGATGTTTTAGCTTTAGGATATTTAAACCAAATGTCATCGCCTGGATTTAATTCATGTAATTCCATTCCGCTACCCCCTCTGCACATTGCCGTATTGATCTGTTTTGACTTTGGCAAATACATTGTTATCGAATAAGTGAACGCAATATTTATCAAATAAATGTTTTTGTGGTGTACCGTTAAATAAATGTGGCTTACGTTCTTTTAATCTATTTAACTCACGTTCTTTTATACGTTCCTCACGTTCTCTCTGTTCTGCTAAGTAATTCATGTCATCATCACTTTCTTTTTCATAAATTGTGTAATCTTCCGGTATAACTTCCTCGATAGGTTGTTTTCTAACTCTTGAGAATATTTTTTGTGTGCTTAGATTATGTTTTTGTCGCATATCTTCAAAATCTGACCTTTTAATGTAGTAAGTATCATTAAATACTGGTACTGCTAGATACACATCATTTTTAAACGGTACAAAGTTATGATTTAAATAAATCGCATCTTTAATGTTCCAACCCTTTGCGATACGTTCCTCAAATGCATCGGCCGTTACCTTACCTTTACGCATTTGATTAATTTCGACTTTCGATAATGTGTATTCTTGACCTTTGTACATAATTCTTTTCGCTTTAGGCATGGTGTCACTTCCACCCCTCTGATATAACGCTAAGGTTCTCTACTTGTTTAATATCTAAGTGTTTGTCAAACTCATTAGGGTACTTTTCTGCCATCTCAAGCACCTGCTCTTCCGTCTGCTTTTCGTTATCCGGAATAATGTAAGCTGTGCCTTCGATTTTGAATGTAACTGCTAATTTAGACATTGCTCATCACTCTTTTCTTCTTAGATTTGTGACTTTTTGTGTTTTATTTCTTTTTGGAGTTCCTTTATTTCGTCGATAAGACTTTTACATTCACGTTTTTTACCCCTTAAAATTTCTTCTTTAGTTTCAATTTCCTTATAAACATTCTTTTTTGCATCTTTTTTTCTATAAAGAGAAAATCTATGGTTGAATTGATTTTGGTCTAACACGTAAAATAAATCGTCGTTATCATACATAAATTTTTCATCATCATCTAACGACATTTTTACAACTTCTCTCATATCAAAAAGTGGTTTGAAAAGATTGATATTATCTGATGTAACTTCAATAATTTCTGGGCCGTAATTCCAATACGTATCTTGCATGTAATATTTATCGTTTGTTTCATCTTTGACTAGTTTGAAAACCCAGTTCTTACAGTGATAAGGCATAAATTCTACTCCAAAATCTTCTGGAGATGCTTCATATAAAAAATTTTCATTTAAGCTATTCTTAATTTCTTCCATTCTTCATCTTCTCCTTCTTACGCTTTCTGCGTACTTTGCTTAATTCTTCATACGTTATCCATTCTTGACCTGTATATTTAGGCGCTTTACATATCCATGTGAGTTTTACTTTCGGATATTTATGTCTAAACATTTTCGCTTTCAACTTCGCTACTTCTGTTGGCATTCCTTTTACGTCTATCACTTCGACCAGCACGTCATCTTTGAATAGTGCAAAGTCTGCGATATATTCTGTTTTACGTTGCTTATCAAATTTAGGTATCAACTCATATCTAGGTTGCAACTCGATACGGTCATATCCCTTACCTAAGTTACTTTCTAAATACTGGTAGTAATCGCATTCGACTTTGCTATCGAACACGACACCTTTATATTCAACTTTCTTAGCATTGTATTTACTCACGTTGTCACTCCTAGAATAAGAATTCATCTATTGTTGTCTGCTGTTGTAATTCTTCTTTTCTAAATAATTTATGCTTACGTTTCATCTTTGCTAACTCATCTTTAGTCACAGATACTTTAAAGTACTTATCACTCATTCCTCCTTTATTAGCAAGATAGAAAGTACCGTCATCTCTAGGTAGTACTCTAAGCATTTCCCAACCGTCACTTTCATATAGGCTATATGCGTTAGGTTGATTTTCTATAAGTCCCATCGCTTTGCCTCCACTTTGTTTCATCTAATATTTTTGATTTAACGTTATCGTAATCATCAAAAAAGGTTATTTCTTCATTTTTTAATAATCTATCTACTGCCCAACCCATTTCTAAAATGCTTTTTTGAATGATTGGGTCATCTTTGTAATCGTTACGGTACAAGTCGCCTAACAACGTTTGTAATTCTGCAATAATCATTAGTAAAACCTCTGTGTTTTTTTGTAGAATTCAAGTTCAACAACGCCCGTCTCACCGTCTTTATTTTTAACGACGTTTAACTCAATATCTGATTTACCAGTTTCATCATCTGCAATTTCACGGTTATAATAGTCATCTCGATAAAGCATGAATATCATGTTCGCATCTTGCTCAATGCCCCCAGCCTCTCTTAAATCAGACATCATAGGGCGTTTGTCTTGCCTACTTTCAACACCCCTACTTAATTGTGATAAAGCAATGATTAAGCAACCTGTTTCTTTAGCTATAATCTTTAAATCACGACTAATTTTTTCAACTTCTAAACGTCTATCTTTTTGTGGCAAGTCAGATTTCATTAACTGCAAGTAGTCGATACATATAATTTGTGGTTTATCGCTATCCCTCATAGCAATTTCTCTCACATCTTGTGGTGTAATTTGAGCATGATCTTCAATTCTAAAGTTGCTATGTTGTTTAATGTCGTTGATTGCTGACATTATTCTTTCAACTTCATCATCATTTAGCCCATCTGACTTTTTAATCTTATAAAGTGGCACACCAGATATCGCAGACGTTAGACGTTCAACAATGTTGTTACCTCCAGTTTCTAAACTGAAGAAGGTAGTCGGATACCCCTGTTGTGTCAGGTTCCAAATCATATTTAATGCTAGGGCAGTTTTGCCTGTACTAGGTCGCCCTGCAAGCACGTTTAATTGTCCTTCTTCAAAGCCATGTATCTTTTCATCTAACTTATTAAAGTTCGTCGTTATAAACGTCTTAGGCGTATCTGATAAGATGTTTTCCATAACAGTTGTTAGAAATTGGTCTGTCGGGTTGTCTTTCTCAATGTTTAACTCACTTAACCTTTTTAATTGGTCGATTAGATAAGTAAAATTCTCTTTTGTTGGTACTGATTGAAACTCGCTAACTTCGACCTTAGCCTTATTCAAAATGTAGTTGTTTAAGATATTTAGTTGATCCTGCATAAAAAACACTTTGTCTGTACCTTTAGAGTTATACAATTGGGTTAATACCTTAGTTGGTATAAATTCAGCATCTTCTCTGCTTTTGTAGTAAATCTCGTTTACATCTACTTTGCCTTGTTCAAGTATATACTCGATAAATTTTTGCGCAGTAACATCTGTAAACATTACAGGTTTGAGTTTTAACTTACTTAACAATTTAGGGTAGTTCATCAGATTAGACACAATAGCGTGTTCGGTTGATAAAACATCAATATTCTTCATCTACAACACCCCATTCTTGTTTCATCTGCGCCCATTTTTTCTTACGTTCTTCATGACGTTTTTTAAATTCTGGGTCATGTTGTAATTTGTATGCTTTAGTTTGTTCTTTAGGTATCGTGTCAATCACTTTTGTTTTAGGTTTATAAGCTAATATGTCAGATAAAGTAGGTTTATACTTCTTTTCTCTGATGTATTGCTCTGTTTTTAATAATGTCGGTTGATAGTCCCCATATTTTATTAATAGGTGTAGCCATTCTTTCAAAACTTGTTCGTCACTATCGAACTTCATATTGTAAATAGTATTGATTTTATTAAGAATGATTGCAGCCTCTTTTTTAGTCATAGGCATTTGTTATCACTCCTCGTTCAATATGTCGTCTAGTAAAGTTCCTTTTGCTTGTTGTTTAGGTTTTACTTTGTTTTGAGCATCTTCTTTAGTTTTCACATTTTCTTTAGCCCAATTATTTAAAACTTGAATTAAATAACCAACATGACACCCTTTTTCATTCGTGTAATCAGTAGCAATTTCGATAACCTCATCAGCATGTTCCCCTATATCGTCGACTGCATATCCTATCTGTTCCATTTGATAAGGGGTTAAGTTATTATCTAAAAATGTGATTACATAATTAATTGCTTTTGAGAAGACGTCGTTACTTCTATCTTCTCTATTCTTATTCTTATATTCTTCTTCTCTTTCTTCTTCTTCTTCTGTATCGTTACGTAACGTTACGGTAACGTTATTTCCTATTTGGTTTTGTTTTTGTCGTTCTCTATATCGTTGTTGTCGAAGTCTATTCTTTTCGTTATGCTTACTTTTACTATCTAAACTTTGATGTTTCTCCCAATTTTTAACTTTGTATGCACCTCTGACTTCTTCTACCATTCCTAATTCTTCAAAAGTTCTCATTGCTAATCTGATTGAATTAATAGGTCGATTGAATTCATTAGCTAACATTTCATCGTTGTAAGGTAAGTTTTCTGATAGCATGATGTAACCTTGTTCATTGTATTTACCAGCAAGAGTTAGCAACTTAACCCAAACGGTTATGATTGTGTCACGCTCTGGTAATGCCTCTATATATTTAATTTTGCTATCATCAAACATTCCGACTTTTAATTTTATCCATGATACTTCAGCCAATATCACTACCTCCTTTAAGCATATTATTTAGTCGATCGTCCACATCAACCCAGCTATCTGTTAAGTGATATTTTTGATTGAATGTGTCCATTCCTATCTGGTGCTGTTCTGTGTGGTGGTTCCTGCACAACGCTAATACTTGGTTACCTACATGATTTATCTTGTTACGATTTCGACCTTTACCTACTGCGTATCGATGCGCTAAATCTGAATGTGGTTTACCGCAGATAACACAGTTACGATTGACCGTAGCCCAATATAAAAATGATTTGTCTTGCTTGAGTAAGTCGCTTGTTTTATATGCAAGTGGTATATCGTTATGAAATATCCAGTCCAATGTAACCTCGATAATTTGGCTTGCTTGTGTACGTGTGCAATCACTTAATGAGATGCGCTTGTCGTAGCCGTAGTAAGTCCGAACGTATTCGATGAACATATGGCGCATGTAGTCCATAGGTTGCCCTGTATGAGCCTCTATGTCCTTTACAAGTGCAAATATCTTACGACGTTGTTTTCCGGTTATTCTGAAAGGGTCTACGACTTGCACATCTACCTCTACTTCAAACCCGTTATCAAGCAAGAGTGAAGTTTTGTTATCTAGTTCTACACCCTCAATGACAACGGTAGTTGTACCGTCGTCTTGAATGATGTAATTTTTAATAATCGGCATCTATATCAGTCCAATCAGAAAGGCAAATCTGAGTTATCGATGTCTGTACCATTATCAAATGGATTATTTCCTGCTGTTGCTTGTCCTCTTTGTTGTTGAGGTTGGCCGTTTTGTTGGTTGCTACCTTTGCTATCTAAGAATTCAATTCTGTTAGCAATCACTCGTACTACTGAACGATTGTTTCCTTCTTTGTCTTGAAATCTATCTTGTTTCAAGTTGCCTTCGATTAAGATTTTGCTACCTTTACCACAATAGTTATTAAGTAGTTCAGCAGTTTTACCAAACGCTACAATGTCAAAAAATGAAGTGTCGTCTTTTTTGAATGGGTTGTCTACTGCTAATGAGAAGTTAGTTACTTGAGTTTGTCCTGCTTGTTTAAGTTCTAAATCTTTAGTGATACGTCCTGTTAAAATCGTTAAATTAGTCATTTGTATTCTCCTTATATTTTTTCGCCATTGCTTGAATGTTATTGATTGTAGTTACTGCTTGTTGTTCAGACATTGACGTGTAATCTTGTATTCCAAATGTACTTTCTGCTTGTTGTTGCGTTACGTCTTTTCCTAATGACTTCATCAAATCAACAAAATCAAACACTTCTTGTTTTAGAACGCCAACCGTTTTACTACTTACCTTGTTATATTTTTCTTGTTTTTGTTTTGCATCTGCATCATCTTCATCAGTCGGAATATTAAAGAATTTCATTAAGAAATATCTTTCTGCATAAGTTAATGCAGTACCATGTGCTTTTGATACATCGTCTTGTTGACCTACTGCGAAGAAAGGTACTTCTAAAATTTCTTGTGGATTATCTGCATTGATCCATTTATAAGTCAGTTTCAATTTAATAATATGTTCTGGCTTACCTTTCGCATTTGTGGTTTCAGTTACTTCTTCGTTTTCTGTGTATGGTACAAGTAATAAATTATGTTCAATCATCTTGTTTCTTATTCTATGAAGGACTTGAGAGCCACTTACATAAGAATAGTTGTAACCTTTGGTGTCTTTAGTAAAACCATCAATATTGGCTTTAACATCTGCTATCTTTTGAAATAAATTAAGTTGTTCAGCCATCGTTTACCTCCTCCAAATCTTCAAAACTGTATACTTTACGCGTTTCTTTCGTTTCGATTGTTGATACTTCAATCAAATGTTTATCCCAGTCAATGTCTATATCTTGCAAACCATCGAATTTACGAGCATTACGTCTTAAAGCATTGTAATTAGCGTATTCTTGAGCAGTAGGTTTATTAGTGATCCAACGTCCAAAGTAATTATCTTTGATGCGATATTCTACTTCACAATTTAATATTGGCTCTTGCATCGATATACTCCTCCAGTCTTTTATTCGATCTATCTGCCCTAGCGTCTGCGCTTTGGTACAATTCCATATAAAACTTGATGTCGTTTTGCAATTCTTCAATATGGTCCTGCGCATTTTGATACTGGCGTTCTAAAAATTTATAATCATTAGCAAGTAAAACTAAGTCGATACTGTCTTTACAATATTTGTTAAAATCCTTTTTACTTACCTCTATTGTTTCGGCCATAGTTGACTTCCTCCGTATATTTTGATTAAATTAAGTTGTATATTTTGATTAAATTTTGACTGTTACTCATTGGCGTGGGTATCAGTCTTTTTTTGTGCGTAAAATAATTTGTCGAAAAACAGATACGTTAGCATTGATGCTAATAATGCAATTGCAGCTGCATTAGTGATAAACACATTTAATGCGATTAATAATAGAAAGAACACTGCAATAAACATAAAACCTGTTAGTACAAACGTTTTATCGTCATTCGTCATTTCTTCATCCCCTTGTGAATTTCTTCAAAATGTTCTTCGATAAATTTATTCATCTTTCTTGCGTTGAATCTCCAACGATTTAAACTTTCATCTGGATAATGTGCGATACCTTGCTTTTTAAGTAATTTCTCAAACTTCGGATTGAATAGTAATCTATCTTTAATAGTGTCGTCAGATGACATTTTGAGTTTCTTTTTCAATTCTTTTAAGTCCCAAACGGGATCTAGTGAGTAGCTTAATAGTTCTTCATATTCATCTATAGAGACAAGTACATGTGTGTCCGGTATTGGTACAGATACGGTTAAAGTTTGCGTCATCTTAGATACTCCTTTCATGTATAATGTTGTTATCCCTTTAAGAAGGGAGGTGTTGCCTATGGCTAAGAACCCGCCTAAAGACGGACGCCGTAAAGGTGCGGTGAAAAGTCGTTCTCAAGTTAAAAACCCTAAAACAAAACGTTACGTCAAACGTAATTCTGAAACTGGTAGATTTATGGATATGAAATCAGATTCAAAACCGTTTAAGGGAGTTCGTAAGGAACATTAACTTGATGAAAGCTGCTCTAATTCATTTAGAGTGGCTTTTAAATTGTTTTGATTTAAAACTTGGTTAAACACTATTGATAAGTTTTTTACTTGTTCTTCATCGTGTTCGTCATAACCAGCTTCATACAACATTGCATGTAACATCTCGTGCACTAAAACTTGCTTCTTACGTTCGGTTGACAAACTTCTTTTAATTTGTATTACGCTTTCTCTATAGATACACAAACCTAAGCAACTTGGATCATTGTCAACTTCTTCAATTTGAAATACATTGTATTTCACACCACATACATCGATATTCATAGCGACCTCCTTTAAGTTGTTTGTTCGATTGTGGGTAGAATGTCGTTATCTTTTAGTAATTCGTAAATGAACAATCTACCTTTCTGTGTCCATTTAGTATTCATGCGAACCGATGTGCTACCGTCTTTATGTTCAATCTCAGTAGTAGATGAATGTGTGTAGCCTTTAGCATGTAGGTTAGAATATAGTAACCACTGACCAGATTGTTTATATTGAACTTTCAGTTCATGCAGTAACTTGTTTAATGCTTGAGCCGACATTCCGTAATCTTTAGCAATCTGACCGACTGTAACCAAACTTTTATTGTTTAATATTGTGTCTAGATAAGATGCTTTAGGTTCGTACTCAGCAATCTTTTGTTTTTGCATGTTGTTTTCAAGTTGTAACTGTTGTTTCTCTTTTTGTTCTTCTATCCAAAGTTCAGCACGTTTGACTGGATCCTCAATCATGTAACTTGCGATAGGTTGTTTGAGTTGGTTTTCCATTTCGTTAAATTTATTGATATACGCCATTTTGAAATCGTTGTGACCCTGAATGTTGAACATGTATAAAGTGAAACCGTCTTTAGTTAGTAGATATTCTCTGTTACGCTTGCCATTTCTAGCTTTATATTGATGAGGAATTAATAGGGTCGAAATGTCGGCTCTACTCTTTTTAATCATTTCATCGATACCTTCTAAAACATGTTTATGTTGTCTGCCTATTTCCTCTGCTACTACTCGACTAGAAACGACTGCTCCTAATTCTGAATTATTTTCAATTTGTATTTTTTGTAATGCTTGCATTTGTTTTCCTCCTTTAAGTTAAAACTTTCTTTTTACGTAAGTCTTTGCTAAAAAAAATATCTCTTCCTTCTTGAGGCGTTAAATCTAACGCGAAATAAATTCCATTTATTACCGGATATGAAGGTTTAGTTCTTCCATGTATCATATTGGACAATGTATCTCTATTAACACCTATTTCTTCAGAAAGAGTTTTGATGTTGTGTCCTTTTAAAGCCATTTTTGATTTTAAAAGTTTAGTGTCGATAGGCATTTTCTTTTCACCACCTTTCGTATTACGTAAGTAATCTTATCATGGCTGTACAAAATAGGTCAAGCATTTTACGAAAGTTTTTAAGAAAAAATATTGCAAATGGCGAAAGTCTTCCTTATAATATAGTTATCAAGTAAAAGGAGCTGTATTACGATGTGCTTTTCAAAAAGAATGAAACAATCAAGAGAAAAACAAGGTATGACTTTAGCTGAACTAGGAAGAAAAATCGGTAAAACTGAAGCTACTGTACAACGTTATGAAAGTGGAAATATCAAAAATCTTAAAAATGATACTATCGAAAGCATAGCTACGGCATTAAATGTTAACCCTGCATTTTTGATGGGTTGGATAGATGAAAGTGATGAACAACCACAACATCGTGCAGCTCATCTTGAAGGTGAATTAACAGATGACGAATGGCAACGTGTGTTAGATTATGCCGACTATATAAGAAGTAAACGTAAATAAAGGGTGTTTTTATGGGGTTATATGAAAAATTGTTAATAGAGCATGACTACATAGAAGTAAAAGAAACAGATGTTATGCCTAATGACTTACACGGTTTATGGTTAGGTGATTTAATTCTAATTAAACGCAACCTATCCGAAACACGCAAAGCAGAGGTTCTCTTCGAAGAATTAGCGCATCATAAACTTACATATGGGAATATCTTAGACCAGTCTAAATGGATTAACCGTAAATTTGAAAGCTACGCAAGACGTCATGGATACGAGGCTGCATTGCCCTTGCGTATTATTGTAGAGGCACATCACTACGGTGTAAGTAACTTATACGAACTAGCGGAATACGTTCAGTTAAGTGAAGAACACGTATTAGAAATATTGGAACATTACAAACAAAAACATGGTATTGGCACTCACTACGGCAATTATGCTATTACGTTTGAGCCATTGAGAGTTTTTAGATTATATGAGGTGTATTGAATTTATCTATTTTAAGGAGACAATGGATGATAATTTTAAATTGCAAAATAAAATTAAATGAAATTGTTTACGAAGTGAAAACGAATAAGAATAATTACTTCACCTATTCTTTACCTAAAGATATCACATCTTATAAAGTAAGAAAGGTGCTTAAAATTATTGAAAGTAAAGTAGATGAAGACGAAGATTAATTAAGCAAAGGAGGTTGAGGGATGGAAGCCACTCACTCTTGTTTATCTTTAAAATTGACTAATTAAGAAAAAACATTTATAATGCAAGTATGAAATGGTCATTCTTGAAATGACTCGGATAAGCCTTCATGCTATGCATGAGGGCTTTTTTCGTTGAAAGGATTATTTATGAGAGACATTGAATCAATAAAAACATTACTAGAAACTTCAGTTTATAATAAACCATATTTAAGCTGTGAAGAACAATTGGTTTTATTGGAATATCGTGGAGTGAGAATAGAAAATAAAAAATTTGCTTTGGAACAATTAGAAACAATATCATATTACTCGTTGATAAACGCATATTCTCCTCTTTTCAAACAAGCAAATGGGCAATATGAAGAAAATGTTACATTTAATGATTTTTATATGTGCTATAAATACGACACTCGTTTAAAGAATATAATTTTTAAGTACATAATACTAATAGAACAATCTTTAAAAACTAATTTATCTGCAACTGTAGCTAAAAATTATGGTGTTCAAGAACCCACTCTTAAAAGAACGTTTACAAACAAAAAAGGTAAGCAAATAACAGGATATGATATAAGAAATTCATATTTAGATGCTAAAAACTATGATGGAAACAACAGTTTTAGATCTGGTCATTTACGACACCTATCTAAATATAGAGATTATTTAAAAAATGATTCGATTAAGCACTATAGAAATAATCACAATCATATCCCACCGTGGATATTAATAATCCCCCTTAATTTTGGAGAAACGATTAAATGGTTTTCAATTTTAAAGCCTAAAGATAAACAATCGGTCGCTTCAAAAGTATGTGGTTTGGAAACTGATGATTCATTAAAAGAGGTTGCTATTCCAATATTAGAAATCCTTAGACAATACAGAAATGTCATTGCACATGGACAAAGGTTTTATTCGTTTAAATCCAATGAAGATACTGCTCATTTATCATTATCTTTTGTAAATTCGTTACTTGAATATGATTTTATAGATAAAGCAAAATATAAAAAAGGGATTGGAAAAAACGACCTGTATTCATTAATTATTTCTATTATGATCTTCACCAAACCAGCTGGAATTCGAAAAAAATTCATTGAAGAGTTAAACATTTTATATAAAGAAATTGAAAAATATTGTAAGTATAATCTATTCGAAGTAATAGGTATAACCCAATACGATTTAGAGAAATTATATGTTCTAAATAGGTTGCTTAAATCGTTATAATTTTTCCGGGTACCTCCCACGTACCCTTATTATTTTTTTACCTTTTTTAGGAGGGATAACATGCAAACACGATGTTATGACGGTAAAAAATGGCAATATGAATTTAAATATGAAGGCAAACGATATCGTAAGAAAGGTTTTCGGACAAAGCGAGAGGCAAATTCTGCAGGTTTAGAAAAGTTAAGTGAGTTAAAGCAAGGTATTGAGTACGAACCTAATTTAACGTTATACGACTATTTCAAAACCTGGTGCGAAACGTTTAAAAAGTCAACCGTAACACCTAAAACTTACAAGTCCTATTCTTCTGCTATAGAACACATCAATAACCACCCTATTGGTAAGAAAAAGTTAAAGGATATTTCGAGATACCACTATCAAGATTTTATAAATGAGTTTTCAAAACATCATTCGAAAGAATCTATTAGAAAACTAAACGGCTATATTAGAACATCATTAGACGATGCAGTATATGAAGGACTTATTGCAAAGAACCCTACTTTTAAAGTGAATTATAGAGCTAGTAAGCCTAACAAAAGTGAAGATAGTAAGTATATCAATCTAAAAGACTATGAAGTATTAAAACAGCATTTGATGACTAAAGATAACGCATCATCACTCGTACTATTCATCATGATTTGTACTGGTTGTCGCATAAGTGGCGCTTTGAATCTAAAACGTGAATATATTAACCAAGTTAAAAGCGAAATTTATATTGATGAGCATAAAACAGATTCGTCCCCTCGTTATGTATCTATCAGTCAAAAAGATATGAATCATATTATTAAGTCTATCGATCAGTTACCTAGAACAATCGACGGTACTATTTTTGGCGAATTAACAAACAATGCGGTTAATAAACGTTTAAAAGTATATTGTAAAAATCTAGGTATCAAAGAAATTACTTCGCATGCACTACGTCACACTCACTGTTCATATTTATTAGCCAAAGGCATTTCTATATATTACATTTCGAAAAGACTAGGACATAAAAATATATCAGTAACCACAGAGGTTTATTCACATTTACTTGAAGAAACATACAAAGAAGAAGATGAAAAAGCAACACAAATAATAAGTGCAATGTAA